CGTTGCACGACGCATCCATCGGAACGGCCATCCGCATGATCGAAGAAAAGGCCGAGCGATACGGGAAAGCCGTGGTCAAGATCGACCGCTGGTTCCCGTCCTCGAAGACCTGCTCCGACTGCGGATATATCGTAGAGAAACTGCCGCTGAGCTTGCGTGAGTGGGTATGTCCGGAATGCGGCACGACCCACGACCGCGACGCGAATGCAGCGGCGAACATTTTGGCGGTCGGGCAGACCGTTTCTGCGCATGGAGGGACCGTAAGACGGTCGCGGGCTACGGCCGGAGAGCGCAAGTCCCTGCGAAGTGCGAACCGACAGGGCGTCAATCGTGCGTAGCATGGTTGGCGCTGCTGGAATCCCCCGCCTTCAGGCGGGGGAGGATGTCAAGGATTGCATATCTCGACGATGTGAAGCCCACGGGCCAGCGCGAAATCCTTATCGACTACTCGTAAACAGTCTCCATCGATCGCCACGATGGCGTGGCTCTTGCCGTTCTGCTCGGCCAGGAACTCCGCTTCTTCAACCGCCGCCAGCGGATCGGTGAATTTGATCTCGGTAGATTCAAGTGTCATGCCGCCTTCCCTCACTTCGGCTCGTATGCCGGTATGTAGTTGCGTGGCCCGTCGGTTACTTCCAACTGGGAATCCAGCTCGGCCATTGCGTCGATATAGCTGTCATCAAACTCCAGGAACTCCGGCACGTCCTCGGCGTTCGGGTCCGTGTAGTGCAGGTGGCGGCGCCAGGCTTGTGGGTTATGGCACTTCATCTAATTGGCTCCTGGCATGGGATTCATTCCACTGCCGTGAACTGGATAGTGCCGGCGCTCGCGCCATAACGGCCCCACTCGCTTGGCTGCTTCCACTGCACGACTTTCGCGGCGCGGATGATCAGCTCGGCGCCAAGGCGATATTTCTTTCCGTTGTAGACTTTCGGAGCGGTCAGCTTCTTGTCCAGGCAGGTGGCGCCCACGATACGGCCATCGCTGATGCGGATACCGTGCACCAGAGCACGCCCGCAGTGCTCGCAATGGCAGTCTTGCTCGTATCCGACAATGCTTATTTGATTGGTCATGGCGGTTGCTCACCTGTCGTGTTCGTTGAGGTGATTCTATTACTCTTCCTTGAGTATGTGCAAGCATTTTCACAAGGTGAGCGCCCACCAAAAGGCGAGCCGTTGCTGTGAAGGGTCGAGCTGGTTGTGGTGGCTATAGCATGCCTACAACTGGCGCGGGTACCATAAGCTCCGCCACGGCATCCATAAGCGGGTCGATCTGGTCATCATGCGAGCCAGCCGGAAATGACTCCAGCTCTGCCAGCAGGGCAGACAGCCAAGGTGCATTCTGTGGAAGGTACACGCAGCCAGCCTCGGCAGTTGGGCCAACGTCAATTGCTCGTGTCACCTTGTCCCTGTCACGCTTGATCCCCTGAACAGGTATACGCTCGCGCTTGAGCGTCTGTATCAGGCCGGTTCCGCTCACCTTGTCCTCGATCTTGAATGCGCGAAGCGTGCCCATGGTCGGCATCGCCTTGTGCTTGTTCCAAAATGCTCGCGCCGTTGACAGCAGCTCTGGCGCTTCCCACTTGCCGCGCACCTGATCCAGAAGGTAGGCCGTGCCATCTCCTGGATAGCCCCAGCACTGGAAGACGCTGTAGTCGTTCAGGTCTCCTGTTTTCTGCGCTGTGTCAGCGAATATGACGCGATACTTGATTGGTGGCAACTGCTCGTAATACCGGAACCAACTGGTCTTGAGTAGTCCTCCTCCGTCTGGACTGGGCCGCTGCATGTACTGGCCAGCGAAAACGTAGCTGTTGCTGGCCTTCAGTCGCTCCAGCATATCTAGCGGGAACTGCTCAGGCCAGAATGATTCTCCTTGATCGTTTACGGCGGGGATGCACAGATGATCCCAATGCTCGCCGTTACCGCCGCCCAGCAGCCAACCTGCGAGATCGTTTTCATGAAGTCTTTGCATGATGACGATGATTGGCGTGTCCGGGCTGTTCTTCCGGCTCTCCATTGTCGTGCTGAACCAGTCGATCACGTTCTTGCGCATGATGGCGCTGCTTGCTTCGCCCGCTTTGTGCGGATCGTCAATCACGATGGCGCCGCCGAACGTGGCACGCATTTTACCCGCGCCATACCCGGTGATGGACCCTTCAGCGCCAGTCGCATACACGATACCGCCTTGCTCGGTGCGGAACTCGTCCTTCGCCTTAGAATCGTCCGCCAGCGACGTATGGCCGAAGATTTCCCGGTAAACCTCGTGCATCATCGTCGCCCGGACGGCGTAAGTATTGGCGGTCGCAAGCCGCTTGGAATAACTGGCATGGATGAACTCGGAGTCGGGCCAGTTGCCCATGCACCACGCCATGAAGTTTATAACCGCAATCTCAGTCTTACCCGAGCGTGGCGGTATGTTGATAATTAGGCGATTGGTCTTTCCGATTACCACCCGCTCCAGTGCGTCGCAAATCGGCTTGTGGTGGGATGCTGGCAGCATGTCCGCACCCTTGCGAGCGCGGAACATGGTTCTGGTGAACTCCAGTAGGTCGGAGCGACAATCAGCTATTTGCTCAGGTGTCACGGTGCTTTCTTGCTAGCGCGGCAAGGACGGCGGCGCTTGAGTCCTTGGGAGTCATGGAGCCATCTTCGCTGCGGTGGTCTATCTCCTGCTTGTCGCGCCAGTCATCTGCCGCCATGTTCTTCAGGCCGAAGATGACCAGGGTGGGATTCACGTCCCCACCCAGTGCGCCGGAACGGCCGACACGCTCCCACCAGGCAGCGCATTTTGCCTTGGCGACCTTTACGGATTCTGAAAACTCCGGGTGCGCACCCATCCACTCGTTGATTGTGGACCGGGCCACACCGATCTCTGCGGCAAACGAAGTCAAGGACGCACCCTCGGACATATGCTCGATGACTTCATCGCAGTAGCGCGGATCGTACTTGCTTGGCCTGCCGCCCGGCCCCTTCTGCTCACTCATAATCCTCACTCCTCTTCTGCCACCCATTATACCACCCGGCACAAGGCCGGGCAGTGTATATCAGGTCAGCGGGTGGCCGCCCAGGTAGTGCATGCCATCGTTGCCATTCTGGCCCACCACGTCCATGCGCTTTTCGTCCTCCTCGGTGTACAGCTCGTGGCCGTGCAGCACGATATCGTGGTACGGCTGTTTGTGGGCTGCGCCGCTGACGTCGCTCTTGTGCGCCTTGTCCATCTCGAACTGGATCAGCAACTCGACACAATGGGCCGCCTTTCGCAGATCTTCGATTCCGCCCTTATCTTTGTAGCGCGTCACGTACTTCACGATGGTGTGTTGCAGCGCGTTCAGCCCGTTGGCCATGCTGTACTGCATCGGCTGGATTGCCAGCTTGGTGTAGTGGTCGCCGCCGACTTGGCGCTGGGTTGGGTTGGTCATGCCGCACACTCCTTCACAAACGCGCCACCTGGCACCATGCGCCCCTTGCGGTCTTTAATCTCATGCCATGCGTGCTCGCAGCAGGCCATGAAGTCGAGGCCCTTATGCATGCACAACCCTGCCAGCGCGAACAATGGCGCAAGGAAGGTGTCATCAATATCGCGATCTCCGGTTAGCCAGCCGCCAAACCCTTCGGCAATCCAGCCAACAACATATTGCGGCATGTTGTCCACAATAGCTGTCTCCCCATTCTCAATAGCGGCTATCAGATCGGGAACAATATCCAACCCCACGCCCTCCATATGCGCCGCATTCACAACACAAACCGCCACATCCCCCACCGCATCCTTGAGCGCCTCATCATCCCCCTTGATGATCGCGTCAGCCAGTTCGCCCAGCTCTGAAAGCGCCTTCATAAGCTGCGCCTCGGTGGTGCTGTGTTCGTAGATGCCGCGCTCTGCTGCCCACTGCTGGACGTTGTTTTTGAATTCGTTGAATGTCATTTTTCCGACTCCCTCTCCGCATCAATGCGAGCCAGCCAGGCGCGAACTTGATCGGTGCTGGTGAATGTCTTGGTCTTACTCATTCCCGAGCAGATCTTTGCCAACAAAAACAGGATAAACATCAGGCCCGTGATAATCGTCCAAAACGTGCTGTCCTTGCTGATGTAAACCATAAGCGCAACAACCACCAGCGTAAATGAATCCTTAATGATGGATTGCGCGATAGTTTCGTCAATCTTCAGAATTTTGATTTCTTGTTCCATTTCCTGTCACTCCTGTTGGACCCCAAGAGTGGTCTCTGCCCTTCGCTCAGCAACCATGCAAAATCCCGACCGCATCCCGTGCATTGCCGCTTGTTCAAGCTGCGCAGATCAGCAAGCGGGCTGCCGCATCGCTGGCACGGCTTGCCGCGTGGGTCGGTCATATATCATCCGCTCCCGCCAGCGCACGCGCCAGCGCTTGCACCTCCCGGCTGCGGCTCAGGCTATGGTAGACCGCTTGATGCGTCAGGCCGTGCGCCTTGGCCGCTTCAGTTGCCGGCACGCCGTCTACCAGTACCGCACGCAGCGCCTGGGTGCTGGGCGACGCCTGGCGCTTGGCCCCGTCGATGTGTCGAAGTACGCAGAGCGCGTTCCATTGTTCTTCTGTAAAGCTCATGATGCACATCTCATTACGCGCCGCATGACGCGGATGTTTTCTCTCGGATATTCACGGACACTGCACGCCCTCCTTGTATGCTGGCCATCCGTGCTGGCCGTTGCTTTCGGTGTATAGCGCGGTCATTTCGCAGTATAGGTTGTGGTTTCTGATCTCGCTTTCGAGGTCCATGGTGCCAGCCAGCGCGAAGGCCAGCATGGCGGCAATGACGAACAGGGTGGCGATTGTGTTGCGCATTGGTGGGTCTCCTGTCTTTCTGTTATGGGTTGCCCGTCTCTCCGGGCTGTCCCACGCTCTTAGCTGGTGGCGCTTGAGATCCCCGGCGTACTTGTGGCAGAGGTCGTGGACATATCGTTGGGTGATGCAGATGGCCGGTGCTACCCGGCAAAGTCACCGAACATACCCGGCAAAGTCACCGAACATCTTTTTCGCCGCCGCCTTGTAGGCGGCACTTGCCTCTTCTGGAGTGTCAAAGGTTCCTATCCGAATCTCCTTGCCATTCCGATATATTCTTGCTGCCCATCTTCCGGTCTTCGGGACAAACCTTACTCCGCGAAAACCGGATTGACTCCCTCTGCTTGCGGTATTCATCTGGTTGCAGCTGTGGTCAGCTGGACGCAAGTTCTCGATCCTGTTATCCGTTTTGATACGATTGATATGATCGATCTGGTCAGGCATGACGCCGTGATGCCACAGGTAAACCAATCTGTGCTCTTGGTATCTCCGCCCGGATACGTGAATCGATCTGTACCCGGTTCGCAGAAGTCTCCCAGCACGGTTACCGGCTTTTGCGTTAGATCCTCGATCATGCTTCCAGTACAGTCCACCATCGCGGTAATCAAAAATAGCTTTCACTGCTTCTTGGTTCATGAGCTTTCCTCAGAACAGTTAATTTAGCGCATCAGCCTGCGCATTCACCTGCATCGTCGGTAGAGTGGCCTGCCCGGAATCGAACCGGTAGTGCGCCGGACTTCTCGCCGGGATGGCCAGTCCTAGCACCTGGGATTGAGGTCAGCAGCTACCCAGTCCTCGCTTCCAGCCGCACGCACTTGCATCCTGCCAAGCCACTCTCCGATGCCCTCTGGATATACCGCCAGAGGGAGCGGTTTTGGTGCGCCGCCTGCATCTGCACGCAGGCGGCTTTCGTTACCTTGCAAGCATTGTATCTGCTGGCGCGGGGTGGCGCAAGGTTTTATTTTATCCGTCATGCGATTGGGTGTGCTTGTCCATCTCCTTGATAAAAAGCCTCTCTGTGTTTTCTTTTCCGTGAACCCATCTATGGCACTTGTTGCAAAGAAGAACCAGGTTCGAAGGCTCAGCCCTCAGCTCTCGCACCATGAACGAGACTATGTGATGTATGTGGAACGTACCCCTTACTGATGCCTGATTATGGTGCTTTCCGCATCTCTGGCACGTTGCGTTATCTCTTTTCCATACAGCCTTAACGGCATCCGACCACTCCTCCGTCGAGTAGAATGCCTGCCGCTCTGGTGTCAGCCAGCCCCTCCAGCTTGGGTGCTTCGCTCCCGTCTTCCCTTTCCAATACGGCTCATTGCCCTTCCCCCATGGAACGCGCCCATCTTTTTTTGCGATTTCGCTAAGCTTCTTCCTTGTCTCTGCCGAGTGCTTCTTCCCTCGGAAGCCGCTGCCGTTGCGGTGCAAATTTTGGGAATAATTATGCCCTCGCGGCCTGATTGGTATGCCGTAACTTTCCAGCCACTCCCAGACCCTTTTCCCGTCCCTGCCTATCTCTTTGGCTATCAGATTGGCGCTCTTTCCCTGTTTTAGGTACTGATCCTCAAGCCATTCTTTGTTGAATCCCAGATTCTCCCTCTGCTTTACCTGCCATTCTCCTTTGCACTTGTTATTGCAGAAGAAATTCTGTATCGGCAGCTTCGTTGATCGATTGATAGTCCATCTTAGCAAGTCCGGATTCCCGCACTGAGAGCAAGTCACTTTTTCTTTAGGCATGTTTTCCCCTCCATTTCGATCATTATAGACTCGAAACGGTGGGCAGAACAACATCACCCATTCCATCTCGTTCTGTAAGTACAAATATCCCGTGCCGTGCTGATCCCGCATCCGTACTTGCGCGCCAGCCGCACATAGCCCATTCCGTTGTTGTGGTCCTCCCGCATGGCCTGCACCTGCGCCGTTGTCAGCTTGGCGCGGTGGTGCCACTGGCCTACGCGGTGGCCGGTATGGTTTCTGATCACTCCACTGCTACTCCCACCAGATGCGCCCACAGGTGGCGCTCTTTTGCCCACTGGGCGAGGTAGTAGCGTGCGCTCTCGGGGTTCTTGAAGCGCAGATCGGTACGCGCTCTGCCCAGGTACTTTCGCTGCTTGGCAAGGCTCTTGGCTGCCAAGTTGCCGCGTTTCAGCGCTGGCATGCTGGCGACCATTGCGGCTACCAGCGGGTTGTGTTTGTAGATGTTTTTCATGTGGCGCTCCTGTCATTGATGCCCTGCTACCGGCAGGGCGGCGGTCTTAGATGGTGTCGCAGAAGGCGACGAATTCGGATTCGCTCATGCGCTTGC